AATGCAACTGCATTAAAAGATCGTACAGGGTTATTCATGGACCAACCACAATTTATTCCATCAGAAGAAACAGGTAAGATGTTATTGCAATGGTGCGAGAATGGAACACCAACAACTGCAGAAAAGCTTGAATTGATTAAGACAAGATTAAACATGGAAGAAGTACCAACATGGTATTTAACTGAAGATGTAAAAAAAGAAATCGAAACACTAATCAAGAATTCAACACTAGAATCAGCACGTAAAACAGTTGCACGTAAAAGTTTAGCAACATGTGTAAACGATAAAATGGTTGATCATATTAGACAAGCACTTCTTAAATTTCAAAACTAAAAAACAATGGAAAACGTAAATTTACCGGTTGCCTTTGCCGGAATGACAAAGACACAAATTACAATTGCTGCAGATTTAATAGTTCAGAATGTACTAGAGAAAGGAAACATTCTTGAAGTAGTTGAACAGATTGCAGCACTGGAAGCTTTCATTAAGCAAATTAAAAGCAGTGATGAATTTAAGTCCTATGCACTTGATGAAGTTGCTAAGTATGGCAAAGAGTTTAAATCACCATCCGGCGCAAAGATTGCACCAATGGAATCAGGAATCAGTTACACTTATGAATTTTGTGGTGATCCTGAACTGCATGAACTACTTGAACAACAAGAACAACTTGACATTAAGATTAGTGATCGTAAAGCATTCTTAAAAACATTACCTGATTGTGGTATGGATATTTTAAAAGATGATGAAGTATGCAAGATATTCCCACCATTTAAGACATCAACATCTACTTACAAAGTAACACTTGCGAAATGACAGGATATTTAACCATTGAATACAATGATGAAATTGTTGATGCACGTTACTTTAAAGGTAAGCACAGAATGAACCAGGTGTTAGAAATTTGGAAAAAACGTTACGCACATTTATACTACGCATCAAATGTTTATATTACTTTACAATCAAAAATGAATCGTTTAAATTATGACTATTGAGAATAACCCAACAACCTTAGCAGTGACACATCACGGTGTCACTGCATCGTTTACAACTACAGAACAAGACATTGAAACAATGTTTGTACTATTCAAAGCAGCATTAATCGCAATGACTTACCAGCAATGCACCATTAATGATGAAATCTTAAGAATGGCAGAAGAAATAAATAATAATAAAAAACCTTTAACAAATCCCTTTAAATAAAAAACACATGACTATTTTAGAATTTAACGAAGAAACACAAAGATTTTATTTGAATACAATTGTAGATAATGTTCCACAAAATCCATTAAATACATTTGGTAGGTATAAAGTTCTTGTATCTCATACAGAATTAGAAGCATTATTCTTTTCAGATTTTATTCAAATTGAATACATTGACAAAGGTGTAAAATTAACTACACAAAATGTTAGTAATACAATTAGTAATTTGAGCAGATTTTTAAGAGCAATTAATGATTTAGAAACAACAATAGATAACAATTAAAAAAAACAAAGCACATGGATTTAAAATGTAAATTTAAACAACAGAATGATGTTGTAGAACGTGGCACATTCAAGTCACGTAAAGTATGGGTAATCACAGAAGATGATACCAAATACCCACAAACAATTGAAGTTGAAGTTGCACAGGACAAAGTTGATTTATTTAATACCTGCAGACCTGGTCAACCATTGACAGTATCAATCAATCTTCGTGGTAGAGAATGGACCAACCCACAGGATGAAGTAAAAGTGTTTAACACCCTGCAGTGTTGGAAAGTAGTTTCTGATGTTCCTGATCAGCAGGAAGAAGAACAAGCACCAGTGACTAAAGCAGCACCAAAAAGAAAAGCAGGTAACATTGAAAAAAAGTTTCAAGAAGAATTTATCAATCAACTTGAAAACGATAACAACGACTTACCATTCTAATGACTTGGCAACAACGATACTATAAAGCACACGAAGAAGATTTCAAAAAGAAATACCCTTCTGCCTATTCATCAGGTCATTACTTTCAACCCGCTTTACCAAAGTACAAAACAGCAAACGGATTGACAACACTTATCTGTAATGTCATGAAGTGGACCGGTCATCATGCAGAACGTACAAACAACATGGGCAGACCAATTAAGAAGTATTTTGAAAAGTTCAATATCCTAACCGGCAAACTAGAAAGAATTGAAAATGGAATCGAATGGCAGAAGGGAACAGGTGATCGTGGAACATCAGACATTAAAGGACATTTCAGAAATAAAAACTTTGCTTTCAGTATCCCAATTTATATTGAAGTAAAAGTCAATAAAGATAAGATGTCCGACCATCAAAAGGAATATCAAAGGAATGTCACGCTCACTGGTGCATTATACCTTGTTGCAAAAACACCTGAAGATTTCTTTACTTTTTACGATTATATGATTTCTTTGAAGTAAATTCACAACTTTTAATGATGGCATTATTATCAATGCCATCATTTTTTATCTAAACTAAACGATGCAATCACTAAAAAACCAAATTGAAATAATTAGTTTGATTGAACAATTTGTCAAACTAAAACGCACAGGAACAAATGCAGTTGGATTGTGTCCATTCCATCAAGAAAAAACACCGTCATTCAACGTATCAAATGACAAAGGTATTTACAAATGTTTCGGTTGTGGTCGATCCGGTGATGTTATCCAGTTCATCATGGAACATCAAAGCAAATCTTACTATCAAGCAATTACATTTTTAGCTGATAAATACAACATTGAGTTAGATTTAAAAAAGAAAGTTTATGACCGACCTATACAACGATTAACTAAGCTTTCAGAAACCACTATAAAATACTTTGAATCACGTGGTATAAGCAATAACACTCTATTACGTTTTAATGTCACAGAATCGAACGAATGGATGCCGAAAGCACAGAAAGAAGTTACTGCAATATGTTTCAACTACTACCGTGATGAAGAACTAATCAATATAAAATATAGGGCAAAGGACAAAGATTTCAAGCTTGCAAAGAATGCAGAACTAATCTTTTACAACATTGATGCAATCAAAGATACTACAACAGCAATAATTGTTGAAGGTGAAATTGATGCACTTACCCTGTATGAATGCGGCCATTACAATGTTGTATCTGTCCCCAATGGTGCAGGTAATAACCTTCAATATCTTGATAACTGTTATCAGTATTTTGAGAACAAAACAAAGGTTATCATTGCCACAGATAATGATGAACCAGGGAATAATCTTTGCGAAGAACTTGCAAGAAGAATAGGCAAAGAAAAATGTTACAAAGTTTTATACCCTGATGATTGCAAAGACATCAACGATGTACTTGTAAAGCATAATAAGGCAATCGTTGACAATGTAATTAATAAAGCAACGTGTTTTCCTATTGAAGGAATTCATACAATGGATGACATGTATGAAGATGTTTGCAATTACTATCTTAATGGTTATCCTAAAGGTTCAGAAACATGTATCACAGGACTTGATGAACTACTTACATTTGCCGGTGGACAAATTACAATGATAACAGGTGTACCAGGATCCGGTAAATCCGAATTTCTAGATTACATCATGACTAAGCTTGCAATGAATCACAGATGGAATTGGGGAGTATGCTCATTTGAGAATCAACCATCAGCATTCCATGTCACAAAATTACAAGAAAAGGTGACAGGTAAATCATTTCAATTTAGAGATGATCCTGAATATAGATTGAATGAAGATGAATTCAGATACAGCATTGGAATTATTGATGAGCATTTCAGCTTCATAAACATTAATAAAGTTGATGTTACTGTTGATGGTATCATTGACAAGGCACGTGAACTAGTCCATCGTAAAGGTATCAAAGGTCTTATCATTGATCCTTGGAATTACATTGAACACAAAGTACCACCAAACCAAACAGAAACACAATACATAAGTGAATCATTGACTAAATTTAAAGCATTTGCACTGCTTTCAAACATACATATTTTCATCGTAGCGCATCCAACAAAGATTGCAAAAAGCAAAGATACAGGTGAATATGAAGTACCAACACTTTACAATATTAGTGGTTCTGCTCATTTCTTTAATAAGACAGACAATGGTATGTGCATTCATCGTTCATTTAAACCACCATTTCTTGTTACCTGTCATGTACAAAAAGTAAGATATTCATGGTTAGGTAAAATTGGTACTGCATCATTTATTTATAATACTTTAAAAAGACAATACATACCATCAATTTAATTTTATGACAAAAGACACGTTTTATTTTAGCCATGATTTCAATGCCAGAACTGATGTAAAGATTAAAAAACTTATACAAAAGCACGGTCTTTTAGGGTATGGAATCTACTGGGCATTGGTTGAAGATTTATACAATAATGCGAACGCATTGCCAACGGATTGCGAATGCATTGCGTTCGATATGCGAACGCATTGCGACATAATTAAGAGCGTAATACATGACTTTGACCTGTTTATAATTGGTAAAAAAACATTCAAATCTATGAGCATAGAAAAGCGGTTAAATGAAAGAAAAGATAAATCTATAAAAGCAAGTAAATCAGCGAGTAAGAGGTGGGAAAATGCGAACGCATTGCGACCGCAATGCGAACGCAATGCTATAAAGGAAAGGAAAGGAAAGGAAATAAAAAAGAAAGAGAATAATTTTTTGCCTTCGGCAGTTTCTGAAAAACAACATGGAAATGTAAATAAAGTACCATTGGTTTTTTAAATCAAATTAATTTCTTATTTTTGGTAAACACATTTTCTGTGAAAACCAAAAATGAAATTATTACAGCACTGTACAATAGCAATGAAGTAAATGATTTGATTCATAAGATAAAGCCAGCTGAACTGCAAGATGACTTGAAGCAATATGCATTCACCGTACTATGTGAAAAAACTGATGAATTTATAATTGAACTAAACAATAAAAAACAATTGAAATTTTTCCTTGTGAAGATTATTTCCAATTCAGTATTTAGCAACAGGTCCGGATTCTTAACACAACACAAACTGAACGATGAACTACATCATGATGTAATGGAACAACAAATTGATTCGTCAGACAACTATCATGAACTGATTGACAAATGTGTAAACGAATCAAAGAATCTATATTGGTATAATCAAGAACTGCTGAATCTTTATTCAATACATGGATCATACAGGGCAGTATCAAACATAACCAAAATACCAGTTAAATCAATTTACAACGCAATCAAGAAAGCTAAACAACAAATTAAACTATCAATATGGAAATAATCTACGCAGTTGCACTTTCATTCGTTTGGATAAACATTCTACAAATGCCATACAGATTCAA